AAAAAGGTATATACCTTTAGGCGTTGAGTTTATATAGATAGCAGCGTCTGAGTGTTTAGACGTCTCCTGGAGCATAGCATCGTACTTCTTTTTTTCAAGCAATAGGGTGTCGTAGTGAGTTTTACGACATTTTAATTCTATTCTATGCTTAGTAGCTGGAGAGTAACAGTCCCAGCGGCTCATTTGATTGTTAGCCTTAACTAAATCAAAGTAAATATTTTGTTCTAACCACTCGAAGAGGTCGTTTTCTTGCATTAATAACCCTCTTTTGATACGTCAAAACTTGGACAAGCTTTTGCAGAATATTCGTTATGTCCGTGGATAGATAGTACTGGGTATTTTTTACGAAGGTCAGCGATTAAAGAGATTAAAGACTCTTTTTGCTCCTTAGTTCGAGTATCTTTAGCCTTAGTCATTTTTTTATCCATACCCCCAACATAGCATATACCAATACTAAACTTATTTTGACCTAAACAATGAGCCCCTAAAAGCTCTACGGGTCTGCCAGCTTGTATCTGTCCATCTAACTCTATAACGTAGTGGTATCCGATATCGTTCCACCCTTTATCCGTATGCCATTTGCGTATAGTGTCTATCTTAACATCTCTACCCTCAGGAGTAGCTGAGCAATGTATAATAACTTTATTAATGGGTCGCATAATCTATATTTATAGTTACAATAAATAAGTAAATAGTTATAGTATTGTATTGATACTCTTTAGAAGGAGCGATATACTCCCAACCTAAAGCAAATCTATCGTGCGGATAGTGAGCGGAGAAAGTTACAGACCATTCCATATTATAGTTCTTTTTTTACGTCTTTTAGTTTTACAATAATAGCTTTAATTTTATCGATAAACGAATAACCCTTAACTTTTATCCAAGATTCGTCCATAGACTTAACCTCAATAGAGAGTAATACTAAGGCAATTACCTTTGTAGAGATAAACTCTACGCTTACTACGCTCTTGGTTAAGCCATTTATTATAAATACGTCTGAGGCGTATACGAGCATCACTACCGCAATATAACTAACTAACTTAGGTATTAATCCATTCCTAAACAATTTACTCGTAATAGGCTCTTTTAATTTCTTAGCTTTCCATACTCCGAAGCAAGTGTCTATAATAGTAGATAAAGCCACCATTAAAATTATGCCCTTTATAGGAGCGAAGAATAATACCAAAGCCGTTGTTATGCTACTCAGGTAAAGTTTCATTTACTTCTGGAATAACGCAAAGTTCACTATCTGGATAAGCCTCGCAATAAGACTTGAAATAAGCCGCCTCATAGCCTCCAATGATATGAAGTTGTGTGGTAGGCTTTGGGAATACTTCAAATGGCTTAAACGATGGCAAAGGAGTTCTAAACCATAATATGTCTACCGCCCAAGTTGTCGCAAGGTCTGAGCATACTTGAAACCCTTCTTCGTTTACTTCGTATGCCTTGCAGATATGCCCTAACTCCACAACCGCAACATCTTTGTAATTGTAAACCTCGTTACCTTCTGTGTCTGTGGTTTTTACTTGTATCTTACTTTGGAATTTAGACCATTCTGCAAGGTCTGTAAACTCATATTTTGAATATTTTGTCATATTATAAGGTTGTTAAGGTTGCAAGTTCTGCGTTTGTTAGGCGGGTTTTGAATAAGATGGCTTGGTTGTATTTATAATCTCCAATCTCTACTTGCGTTGGATTAAAATTTGCACCTATGTGTAATTCAGACAAAGAAGTAAATGTGCTAAATGTTGTTGCATCTGTATCAACTTGCACCCCATCAATATAAAATACTGAATCCCCGCTTTTGTATGCAAACGCTAATTTATGCACTCCGTTTGATGATATTAAACTTGTGTAATTAAATAAGGTTGCCGCTTGAAGAAAATAATAAGACAAACCGCCACTTGCACCATCTCTATATATTAAAATTCTTAGTCCAGAACCCTTGTATATTTGCATTAAATATGAATTTGTTCCAGTAGTTGAATGAGTCAAATCTACATCAACAAACATAGTACCCTCCGTTTGTCCTATCACATCACTTAAGCCAGTAGTTGCGCAAGCATCCGCCAATCTTGTTACGCTTGATGAAGATGGACAAGGGATGTAACTGGTTGGATAACTTGATTGTTCCAATTGTGCGCCGTAAATGTAAATTCCGCTTGTGCCATCGCCCGTAAATACTGCGTTTGTTCCATTTTGACAAACTACAACTGCCATTAATGTAGTCGTTCCGCTGGTTACCGCAGTCATTGAACACCTATACCAACCACTGCCCATTGATATAATAGTGGGACTTGCTGATGTACTACCAACAATAGTGCCATTTGATAAATTAAAAAATGCACCGTTCCCATCTCCGTCTGCTATTCTTAAAAAATTATATTCACCCGCTTTTGCAAAGACAGAATAAGTATAACTTGCACCTAAAGTAACTGATGGAATTTGATAAACTCCGTGGTCTGAATTAATGGATAATGCAATTAATTTTTCAGCATTTTGCGTTCCGTCTGGAGAAGTAGTTGAATTTGCTGTAACGCTTGAATTAAACTTAGTCCACGCCGCATTGTCAAATTCACTCGAGTAGGTAGCTAAGTTTGTTGACTGCTTCTCCAAAAGTAAAGAGCCGCATCCACCCCCAGTGTAGTCTATTCGGGGTACGTTTAAGGTGATTACTTCTTTTACTGATACGTTTGAAACTCTATATTCTGAAGCCGTTGTGCTTGCAAACTCTAAAAGACCAGTAAAAGTACTTGTGCTTGTAAATGTAACAACATTACTTCCGTCTACTAATTGACCAGAAAATATAGTCGGGTTTGTAGCCACCGCTTCTCTTGCTCTTAAAAAGGGTACACTTCCGCTTACAACACTAACATCAATATTTACTTTGTATGTTTTGCCATTGACAAAATTTATTTCATCAACGGTAGAGGCTCTTTGTGTCCCCGAAGTAGAATATATAGCGTGAAAACCGCTTACACTTGCTTCGTTAAAAGTGTCGTAGTTTGAATTAATTAACGTAGAAGAAATTAACTCAGTACCAAGAACAGAAGCCGTTTCTATCAACCCATCAGCATTCACCCTTGTTGCGGTGCTTGCTCTTGTGAAGGTCAAATCGCCACTTCCATCCGTTGGCTTTAAACTATATATTTTATCCTCTTTGTAGCCGCTTGGGTACATTATAAGGCTGGCATCATCGTAAAAACTCATTATATTATTTCATTTAAAAATCTAATAGCGCAAGTGCTATTTTCTACTATACCGCTATCGGCAATAACTCTCTCTCTGAACGCAGCAAATATTACGGGTGCTATACTTCCGCCTATTAGTACGTTGCTATATTGATACCCGTATCCGTACATTTACGCAAAAATAGCTAATACTGAGCCGCTTGTCATATTAACTCTCTTAATAAAAGAGCCTCCTTTAGGTGCTATAATTACTCCAGCTGAAAGGCTTACTCCGCTTATGTTACTTTGAGCTATTAGGTCTACGTCTGCAAGGTCTGTAAGGTTGGCGAATACCGCAGCTTCGTTTACTACTAAGTAAGCTACTTGTTGAGCAGCCGTGAAAGTAACGTCACCGCTTACGTAGTATTGTCCGTTTCTTGAGATTTGAAGTTCTTGAGTGGTCATTTTATATATATATTTTTAAAGTTATTATCGTGCTAATTAGAAATTAGGTATTGTATATTTTCGATTAAACAAGCCTCGTTCTCTATTCGTTTTTTGTAAGCGTTTAAAATTGGTATCCAAGGCTCTACGGGTAGCTGGCATCTCGCGTAAGAATACGAAGTACTTAACGACATATTAATAGCAGCTCCAGCGTATAAGCTATCAAACCTCTCAGCGAAAGGCTGTATAGACCAAGTCTTGTTTAGTACTAAGTTTAAGTCTTTATCTGCCCAGTCCGCTTTATTGTAGTTTTCAAATATTGCCATAATATCTAAGGCTATTAAGCTACACTCGTTTTGTACGCTGACCTCGTTAGTAGCGGTATTAAGCTCCGTAACGTTGTCGCAGATAAAAAGGTCTAAAGAGTAGTCTATGCCGTTAAAGCCGTTAGGGGCTATACTTACTACGTCGTAAATTAGATAAACTCCCGTAACATCCTTAGTCAAATCTACGTCCCAAATATTACCTTTTAAAATAGTGTTTATTTGTGGATGCTCGGATGCTATCCCTTGCATTATGCTAAAGATATTTTTAATTGTTAGAGTTTTCATAGGATAAACTGCGAACGCCATTGAGTGTCCATCTCGGGTCTTACTACATCGTCTCCAGTTGGCGGAGTCTTATATAAAGGGTAAGAGTCCTCGTTGGCTTTTAGGTATAATTTTAGTTTTCTACGATAAAAGTCTGCGTTATCCTTAAAGATATTTTTAGCAGTTACAAGCTCTTGCTGACTTAAGCTACTAAAGTTATCGCCTGAGTGAGTACCCGCTCCTTTGTTGGTTAACTTATAAGTTCCTATTCTTGTATACTTATGGCAAACCTCCCATTTTAAAGCGTCTCGTAAATATTCCTTTATTAGTATTTCGTTTAGAGCCGATACGGTGTTAGTTTTTATTTGAGTTTGTACCTCATCAAATAAAGCGCTACCTAAAATAGGTCTTACAAAAGTATTTTGTATGCTATCTATTAGCGGCTTTAAATATCCATCGTCAACATTATAGTTTAGTACGGTATTCTCTTTTACAAATGCGGGGCTTACGATTAAAATCATTTTTTTCTTACTATAACTTGTTTCCAGATGTGACGGCAATACGGAATACTTGTTTCGGTCTCAGGCTTACGATACCAGCCTCCTCGAGCTAACCAAACGTCGGTAACGTCTGTTATACTACTCGACTTCATATCGTTGCGTAAAAGCTCTATTTCTGCTTTAGAGTAAAGCTTTCTTTTATTCATCATTTTACGGCAAAAATCTCGAGACTCACCTTTTAAAGCTGGAGCGTCACTTCTAAGCGTATACTTATACTTAACCTCTGTTTGTGGTACATCTATTACCTCAGCTACTTTCTTACCCGTAGGCGTTAAGTTTATAGCCTCTCCAGTTATCTCGATTAGCTTAGAGTCTTTTAGTATTCCTATTGAAGTAATTAACTCGGGGAACGTAAGCTCTAAAGCGCTACTTATGCCGCTTGCTTGTATTAGTGGATTAGTTAAAATAGCTTTTAGTATTCTTTGTATTATACCTTGCCCAGTAGTAGCAAACTCCATCGGGCTACCGTCTGAATCAAAGTGAATATCGAAAGCCTCTATCTCCTCGTAATCGTCCTCGCTTACTCCTATGTTATCAAATAAGTGGCTTATATCGCTATCGTCTGAGAAGTGCGAACATAAAGCTACGGGAGCTACGGTAGCAGCTACCTCCTCGGCTAATTCTAAGCCCGTTTGTTGGTTTATTAGGTCTCGTATCTCAGCTCTCGTAAGGTTAGCTAAAATAATGTCGCTTGTAAGGTCTACGGTGTCAATAGGCTTAAGAGGTATTATCTCTATATCGCTTTTTTGTATCTCGTAAAAAGCTAATTTCTTAATCGTTCTAAGTAAGGTATTTTGTCTCTCAGCTATATAGGTGTTAGTGAAGATTTCATAAGCCAGGTCAAGCTCGTTTCTTGCTCCTAATTGCCCAGCTTCTTTTACTCCAAATAATATAGGGTTAGTTACTCGGTGTCCGATAAATATAGACTCCTTAACTCTATTACTCATCTCTAAGTATCTTTCGTGCAAGTCGTTGCCGTTAAGGTTGCTTATCTCGCTTCCGTTCTCCTTTGAAGGAGCGAATAGGTGTACTATTTTAGTTCCCGTAGCTTTACCGAACTTATCTTGGAAAGTCTCTTCAAATTCTTTAGCCTCTGCTTGGGTTTCGGGTACTCCGTTGTTATGCTGAATTAAAGTTCCGCCAACGAAGCCATTTTTTACCTCGTTTAACCAGTAATCGCCTATTTGTACGTCTGTCTTTATCTCAGCAAGTGAGCCAACGTATACGGGTAAAGGGTAGTATTTAAGGTTTGGTCTGTAATCTACGTGATAAATAACGCCTCTCTTTTGCTCTTGGTCTTTAGGGTTGTACCTGTCTAAGTACTGAATTTTAGGTTTACCGTTTCTTGTACCTTTATCGGTTATCCATTCGTCCGAATATTGCAGCCCTCCGTCTAAACCTACGCGGATATTAGCAAAGTCTATATGGTGATATTGGTTGCCTACGCCAGTTTTAATTACTTCTATTGCATAACCATTAAAAAGCTCATAATCTAAAGAGATTCTCTTAAGTAATGAAGTCCAATCCTCGTCAATATTAGCAAAGGATAGCCATTTTTTAGTAGCTAAGTCCTCAGAATACAAGCCATTGCCAACCGTATAACCTACTTTACCGTTAATTATAGCGTTATGAGTACTGCTATCGTTGTATAAATCAATCAGCTCAAAAGGGTAGATATTATCTACACCAAAATAAACTATATTTTGATTTTTTTTCTCTAAGAATTTAGGTATTTCAGCCGATGCAAACTCGGTTATGATTGAGTGATTATTCATAAATTATCGTTGTTTCCTCGTTTGTGTACGAATATACTATTTCTTGCGGTTGTTTTAGTCTTAATATTCCTCGGTGTATTTCTACTCCAGTAGTTCCGCCGATAGTCTCAGCGTTTATAATCTTGTAAGGGTAATCGCCGTTATTAGGCAAATCTATTGTAGCGTTTGTAAGGTCTTCTACTCCATCTTTTAAGATAAAGTATACATACCTTCCGTTTACGCATTGTGGTACGTCTAAAGTGACGTTGACGGTGTACTCAGCCGCCTCAATGGTCATAGTGTAATACGAATACTCAACCTCGTTAGAGATATTAGTATAAATATAGTTAGTTGTGTTTTTTGTGATTATGTCCATTGTGTAAAAAAAAAGCCCACCACCGCTAAGTAGTGGGCTATATTGTTAGAGTTTAGTTACTCTTATGCTAAAGGGAAAGCCCCGTCTAACACTACTGCCATCGGCTCAGGCTCTTGACCTTGGAAAGAAAGGCTATAACCGTTTCTATCTCCTAAAGCCGTACCCGTTCCGTTGTCGCCAGCGGTCATACGAACGCCGTTAGTCTCTCCCATTAACCAGTAAGTACCGTTATTGTCCTTAATGATTACAGAAAGTTTAGCTCTTGAAAGCAATTTAATTTCATTGCGTTTCGCTGAGTCCATTTTATTTAGTACGTAAGTGCAAGTTTGGTCAAAGTAAGAAGTTCCATTCTGAGAGTTAACCGTTGGGTTATCATTCATAGTCGAAGCTGCTCCCTGAGCGTTTGTACATTCGTATTTGTAGTATCCTAAGCCAGTTCCAGTTATTGCTGAAGCCTCACCGCTTACGTTTTTAGCTACTGCAAAGTCAGTAGTGATATTAGCAAAGTAGAACTCTGCTATACCGCCCGCTGAGTCGTTGCATCCTACCGTAAATCCTTGGGTTAAATCACACGCCATAATATTTATATTTTAAATTGTTATGGTTAGTGATTAAGATGCCAAAGTAAACTCTACGATTTCGTTAGGGTAAGCTACTTGTAAACCTCTCTTAAATTTAACTCGGTAGTATACCTTGTCGTCTTTTTTCTCGTACCACATATC